ATCCTGAATGAATTAGGGCTGAAGGCCACAAAAACAGATGTGACCGATGATGACGAGGAGATGTAATTATCACCCCTACATTGACTCGTATATGGATGCCGTCCGTTCCGGAGAAATCATAGCCGGTGAAGATATTCACAAGGCTATGGATTATATTGAGTTCAAGCTTGACAATCCTGATGTTTATATTGACGTCGCTAAAATAGAAAAGGCCGTCGAACTCATTGAACGATATTTCGAAATGAAGCTCCTTAACTGGGAGCTTTTTGTTATCGCGTTAATCCATTGTTACTACAAGTCTTCTGACACTGTTGTGTTTGATGAAATCCTGATTGTAATGGGCCGGGGGAATGGTAAGAATGGTTTTATCTCCCCGGTGAGTTGGTATCTATCAACCCATTACCACGGGGTTAAGGGCTATAACATTGATATTATCGCTAACAGTGAAGAACAGGCCAAAACTTCGTTTGATGACGTTTACGGAGTCTTGGAAAGGTTTTGGCCTAAGCTTAAAAAGTTTTTCTATAAGACAAAACAAATTATCGTCAATCTAAAAACCAACTCCTATATAAAATACAACACTTCTAACGCCAAGACCAAAGACGGTAAGCGGTCGGCGTGTTTGATTTTTGATGAAATCCACGAATATGAAAACTACGACACTATAAAAGTTTTTACCAGTGGGTTCGGTAAGCGAAAACACTCCCGGGTTTTTTACATCACTACAAACGGCTATGTTCGTGGTGGAGTGTTAGACGAGCAGTTGAAACTCGCCGAGGATGTTCTGAATGGTGAAATAAAAGACCTTGGCCTCTTGCCGTTGATATACCGGATTGACAGCAAGGAAGAGGCATTAGATCCGGCAATGTGGCCGAAGGCTAATCCATCTCTTCCGTACTTTCCGGTACTGAAAAAAGAGATGGATAAGGCTTTTATCAAAATGAAATACCAGCCGGAAATAGCGATTGATTTTATGACCAAAAGAATGAACTTCCCGGCTGAGGATATTTATGCGGCAGTAGCGGAGTGGGAAAAGATTGAGGCGGCGGCCAGCCCCAAGAGGCCGATTCCCTACGACGAAATTGCCGGACTTGACTGTATTGGCTGGTTAGATTATGCCAGCATCAGGGACTTCGCCAGTGTTGGGCTGTTGTTTAAGCACAAGGGGAAACGAATCGGCATAGAACATACTTTTGTATGCCATAAAGCCTTGCAGATTGAAAGTCGGCCAATTAAATTCCCGATACAGGTGGCAGTAGATAAAGGCCTGATAACGATAGTAAAAGAGGATTCTATTAGCGCTGACGTTATTGCTGATTGGTTTTTAGAGCAGGCCGAGAAGTACCATATTATCAATATCGCCTGTGACGATTACCGAGCTAAATTGGTCGAAAAGAAGTTCACGGAGGTAGGCCTCCCGCTCAAAGTGGTACGGAGTGGCCCGATCACTCATGCTAAAGTCGCCCCCTTGATCGAATCAATGTTTGCTGAAGAGACCCTGATTCTGGGTGACAATATGACAATGCGATGGTATATCAACAATACTTGTCGGGAGATGGACAAAAAGGGTAATACGACATATAAAAAGATTGAGCCGAAGACCAGGAAAACAGATGGATTCTTCGGCTTAATTCATGCTTTGGTGTTGGATTCGGAGTTAGTGGAGGTCAACGAAGATTTCACCATGCCGGACGTAAGAACGTACTGATTAGGGGGTTAAAACATGGGAACTGTATCGGATTGGTTTCTAAGACTATTCGATAAAGTCACCGGAACTTTAAAACTTAACGCGGTTGTGGGTGATTTAATCGCTGAAGTATATTTCAAGCAGTTAGCCATACAGTCGTGCATTAATCTTATTGCCAATACTGTGGCCCGGGGCGAGTTTTTAACCTACGAGAAAGGCAAGGAGGTCCGAAAGGACAACTATTACCTGCTCAATGTCGAACCGAACCAAAATAAGTCTGCCTCTAAGTTTTGGCGGGATGTTGTCAGTAAGTTGGTTTATGAAAACGAATGTTTAGTTATCCAGTATAACAATAAATTTTACGTTGCCGATAGTTTCACAACCAAAAAATTCGCGTTCTTGGAAAATGTCTATAGCGACATAGTGATTGGCGACTTGAAATTATCCAGAGCATACAACGAAGCGGAAATACTCCATTTTGAGCTGCACAACGAGGAAATCAGACCCGTGATTGAAGGCTTGTACAGTTCATACGCCAAACTGATTGCCGCAAGCCAGGCCAATTATAAAAAGAGCCGGGCGAAGCGTGGAACGCTTGAATTAGAATCCGGATATCCGCAAACAGAAAAAGCGCAAAAAGAGTTAACTGATTTGCTGGATATAAGATTCAAACGGTTTTTCGAGGCCGAAGGCAATGCGGTTATCCCGTTGGCCCGTGGGATGAAATACAATGAATTGACCAACGGAACAACTACGGCGAGTAGCACAGAAAGCCGGGATATACGCGCGCTAATTGATGATATTTTTGATTTTACAGCCATTGCCTTCCAGATACCGCCCCAGCTATTACGGGGGGCGGTTGCTGACACTGACAAAGCGCTGCAGAATTTTTTAACATTCTGCGTGAATCCGTTGGCTGAGCTGATAACCGATGAAATCAACCGGAAGTATTACGGTAAAAAGGCGTTTTTGGAAAGAACATACGCCAAGCTGGATGTATCCCGGGTTAAAGCTGTTGATATTAAAGAGATTGCAAACGCCCTCGACGTATTGGAACGGATCGGGGCGTTTTGTGTTGATGACAGCCTGAAAGTGCTTGGTATGGAGCCTCTTAATACCGAGTGGAGCAAGGCCAGATGGATGACCAAAAACTATTCTCCTATCGAGGACGCGCTGAAAGGAGCTGATGGCGATTGAAGTTTTAAAAATAGACAACACCATATTGAGAGGGGGTGAAGATGATTAACAAAAAATACTATTCGTTAGCTGTTGAAAACAATGAGGCTAACATTTTTATTTACGGGGATATCACATCTTGGGAATGGCTTGAAAGCGACGTCTCAAGCTACACTCTAGCCAAAGAAATTGAGGGATTGGATGTTGATGTTATTAACGTTTATATCAATTCCTACGGCGGTGAAGTGGCTGAGGGCTTAGCGATTTATAACCAGCTAAGACGGCATAAGGCGAAAGTAAAAACCTATTGTGACGGGTTCGCCTGTAGCGCCGCGTCTGTGGTATTTATGGCAGGGGATGAACGGATCATGTCTAACGCGTCCCTGCTCATGATTCACAACGCCTGGTGTTATACTGCCGGCGATCCTAATCAATTAAGAAAAGATGCTGAAGATCTCGAAAAAATTACCGAGGCATCTATCAACGCTTATATGAGCCGGCTAAACATTACCGAAGAAAAGCTGAAAGAAATGATGGACGCGGAAACCTGGATTACTCCGGCAGATGCTTTAGAAATGGGCTTCGCTACGTCAATTGTTGATGGTGGTGTAAGTAAAAATGCCAGCCAAAGCGTTAAAAAGCAATTGATGTCAATGATAATTCAGCAGCAGAAACCCGCGCCAAAAGAACCGGAGCCAGAACCGGAACCACCACAGGAAAACAAACTTTCAAAAATGTTAGCGGCAATAGCCCGCTAATTTTTTATTTCAAAAATAAGGAGGAAAATAATGATGTTTAACCTTGACGCTGCGAAGCAGCAAAAAACCGAGATCATGCAAAAATTTTCTCAAGCCGTCAAAGATGACAACACTGAGGCGTTTCTTGAGGCATGGGAAGACCTGCAAAAACTCTCGCAAGAGGCGGTCCTGGCCGAAGCCCGAGGGATTGTACAGGCCGCGGATAATACCGTTTTGGCCGGTCGGGGTGTACGGGTCCTAACTTCTGAGGAAACCAAGTATTACCAGAAGTTGGCCGAGGCCATGAAGTCCAGTAACCCCAAACAAGCTCTGAGCGGATTTAATGAGGTGTTACCGAAAACCGTTATTGATGCTGTTTTCGAGGATATCACCGAGGAGCATCCGCTGTTAGGCGCTATCAAATTTGAAAACGCATCTGCTCTGGTCGAATATTTGTATTCGAGCATGGACGGACGTTTCAAAGCCCTTTGGGGGAAATTGTGCAGTACCATCACTCAGCAGTTGAGTGCCCAATTCCACAAACTGTCTTTCGGCCAAACCAAACTCTCGGCCTTTATCCCTGTTTGTAAGGCCATGTTGGACCTCGG